ATCGTTGCAAAACTTGGTGCTCAAGGGCTAGTTGGTTTGGTAGCGGCGGCTGTTTTATATAAGATCTTTAACAAGTAATTCGTTACTAACCTAAGATTATAAAGGGTAACTTTTAGTTACCCTTTTTTTTGATTCCTTTATTTCAGTAGGAGCGATATAAGTCCTACAATTACTATAAAACCGAGCATACAGTACTCTTTTGCTTCGGAAGTTGTCGGATTACATAGTTTATCTACATAAGTCCTCTTACGTTGTACTTTATCCATAGTACACCTCCTTTTTTATACACTCTTTTCAGCAGTGTAAAAGTATTTAGCAGTTATAAACAAATTATATTCATAAAAAAACCCTCCGGAGAGGGTTTTTAAATGCTGGTCGAGCGATTTATTTATAGACCTGCGTCAATGTCGCCTGTATTCTTAAGTCTAATTGGAATATAAACAAACTCAACTGCTTTAACTGGCTCAATAGCAATATCAACATAAAGTTCACTTCTGTCAATTCTTGTAGGAGTGTTATTACTTTCGTCACATACTACCAAGTAGTCATACAAACCACGTTTAGCAATCAAATCATTCATAATGCCTTCAATTTGACCTTTAAGTTCGTCTCTTGTTAACTTATCATTTGGTTCAAAGATAAATTGTTTAGCAATTGATTCAACTTGTGATCTAATGTAAGCAACCAATCTAGCAACGTTAATTCTATCCATTGCTGATCCAGACTTTGTAGTCTTATTACCGTAGTTAACAAGACCAGTACCAGGTATGAATGTCATTGGATTAACATTGTTTTCATATAATGTATCTCTTGTGCCTTGTCTAACTGCTGTTTGCTTGAATTCGCCTTCACTATCAATGTAACCAATAGCACTTGCGTTATCAATATTACCACGTCTAGTACCTGCTGGTGCTAACCATGGATATGAAATATCATCACTTCTAATAATAGTTCTAAGCATCATATGACTTGCTGGTACAACAACACTTGTTCCATCTAAGTCAGTAGTTTTACCCGCTGGATAAAACACACCTAAGTAGTTGTCGTTTACATTTAGTCCATCGCCTGTAGTAGTTCCATTACCACTGTTATTAGATGACCAATTTTGTAGTTCTGTTCCACTTTCTGCTAATCTTAATGGAGTATCACCAACTACAAATGCTGTGTTGTTACGCTCATTGTTGAGTGCAACCATGTTAGTCATTAGTTCTGGATATCCAGGACAAGCAATTAAATTGAATACTCTTTGCTCTTCTCTAACATCTGTATTAGTATCAATTGCCGCTTTAAGAGCACTTACAACAATACTACGTTGTGCAAGTCTACCCATATTAGCAGTACCGTCATCCTTTAATCCACTAGCATTAACCCAAGCATTCTTCTCAGTTGGTAATGAACCTTCAAAGTCTAGTGCGTTGAAGTAATTAAGTTTGAATTGTTTTACAGTGTATCCACTTCTACGTGTGTTCCATAGCAATGTACCTGTTGGATACAAAGCACTTTCAGGAGCGTCTAAATCTAAGTAGTCACTTGTTAATAGTGATTTAATAGTTGGAATATCATCTGAAATAGGATCTACTGTTCCACTTCCACCCCATCTTGCATCAGCAAATACAATACCGTCTTCAGTACTTTGATCTGCTGTATCAATAGCAACCCATTGATCAACACTATCTACTGATTCGTATCTGTAAATGTTTGGAAATGATTCTAGGTCGCTAGTATCAATCCATAAATCACCGTGTACTAGTGCTGACTCATCACTTTGTTGAGTTGGTTCTGTAGCACTAACAATTGGTCCATTTGGACTTGTAGCACTTAGATCAAAACCTCTAATATCGTTTGTAACGTTTTGATATCCTTTCCATCCAGCACCATCGTGAATCATAATATCAAACTCGTCAATTGCTGAATAATACCAATATGTGCCTTCTGCTGGATCTTGTCCAGGAGCAGTAGAACTAGCACTAAATCCAGTTTCGTTTGCTAAAACAATCCAGTTACTAATAACTAAGTCACTGTCGTTACCTGCTCTAATTGCATCAATAGTAGTATTAAAACCTGCATCTGCAACTGGAGTACCACTTGTATCTTTTAATATAATTACGCCACCTTGTGTATGTGTAATTTTAATAGCACCTGTATCTGTTACTGTTGCTGTTACATTATCAACACCTGCCGCAGTTAAATCTGTTACAAAAGATTCTGCTGTTGTGCCTGTCATGGTTACTGTGACAGCATCGCTTAACACATCACTATTTTTAACACTTGCTTGAATTGTAAATTCTTCAGTTGCTGTTAATGTAGGTGCTGTATCTGTAGCAGTTACCGAAACTTCACCGGATGCTCTTCTTACAAATACTTTATATGTACCTGTATCGTTATCACTTGTGTCGTATTTTGCATAAGTTGTACCTGCCGCAATTGCTGAACCGCCTGCTGATGCATCTAGTCCTTTATTTGCACTTTCATCATCTTCGTAAAGTGGACAACTTTGTGTTTCCCATTGTGCTGTAGTTGAGTTGTATTTCTTAATTACAATATTAGCACCACTGTTTACACTAGTTGTTTTAATCCATACAGAACCTGTTGGACGACCTGCATCCCATGATGTATCGTCTGTTGATCTCCATGATGGATTTTGTGCGTGCGTACTTTGTCTTAGTCTTAATGTCGGGTAAGTTCCGCCAAGGTTTGCACCTGTATTATCTGTAATAGTAATACTGAATTTGTTTGCTGTTCCAGTACCTGAACCAACACCAGTAGCAATAAATGTTTCGCCTGCTGTGTTACTGTTAGCACCGATTGCTGTAAAGTCTGTTGTACCTACTGTAGCAATTTCATATTCTCTACCAATAACAAAACTTCCTGCCGCTGTCGTACCGTCAGAAGCATCAGGACCTGCATATAATTCAATCTTGTTACTTCTATTGTATGCTGTTACACCTGTTGTAGATGCCGCCGCATTAATAACACTAACAACATCATCAATTGATGTGCCTGCTGTGTTACCTGTTGTTGTGCCATTAATAACTAAGTTAGCACCACTAACAATTGTTAATGTACTTGAACTAGCACTTGTAACAACTGGCCATGAATCGTACCAATCTAAATCCGGAGCACTTGCTGTATTTGAATTATCGCCTAATAAAACCCAAACGTTATTTCTATTTTTGTAATAAACAGGATTATTAGCGTTAACTGCGTTTACTGCATAGTCGCCAATATTTCCAATGTTTGATTTAGGAGCACCACTTGCTACACCGCCAACTAAATCAGTAGTTGATGTAATAACTGTAGGTACTTTATTTGTAAATGCGTTATTTGTTTCATTCCATTCGAAAATACCCCAAGCAGTTTCGCCAGTATCTAACCAGTAAGTACCATTTGTAGGACTGCCTTCTGGTCTTACTGTTGTTGGTGTAAGTTCTGCTAAGTCGATATCCGCACGTTGAACATATGCTCTGTTACTAACGCCTAATACACTATAAGCCGCTTGTAAACCATATTCATTAAGTTCATAACCATGAATTGGTGTGCCGCCTGAAGTCTTGTAAAAGAATGGATTACCAAACGTATTAACTAGTTCTCTTTGACTAGAAATTAGGTATGTGTTACCTACCGCTGAGGCTACAGTTCCCGATGCAGTTCCCGTACCTGCTCCGTTAATTTTGTTTTCAGCAGTTGCTATTAGGATGTATGGGACTGTCGCTGTTGACGCCGCTGGATATGCACTCTCGTCTACAACACTTATCTCTACACCTGGTGAAACTAATGCCATATTTTTCTCCTGTTAAAAATTCTTATAAAAATTTGTTATTACTATTTAGTTGATTGTCGATAAAAATGCCTATTTAAAAATGCCTTTGAAACCTTTGATATAAATAAATTTGTCAATTTTTATATAAACTAAATAAAAATCCTAGAATAAATAAAACAAAGGTACCTTTACATTATGTTATTAGAAACAACTTACAAAAAAGGAGACACAGTCTCTATAAAATTAACCAGTGGTGAAGAAATGGTTGCTAACTTAGTAGAAGAAAACGATACTGAGATTGTACTTAAAAAGCCAATGGTAATTGTTGCCGCACAACAAGGACTTGC